GCGGGAGTTATGGCGACTGTTTTTGTAGTTTCCAAGGTAGCCGCAGCAGTAACGGCGACAATTGCATTAATTAACGGAGTCATAAAAGCCTATAATGCTCTCAAAGCTAGTTCAATCGTCGCTGGTGTTGCCGCCGCTTTTGCTTTAAATCCTCTATTAGGAGTTGGTGCGGCTGCTCTTGCCGCCGGTGTTTTGGCAGCTGCCAATGCAATCTCTCGCAATGGTGATGTTGCCGAAGCAGATACGACCCCAGCAACGGCTTCTGTTAATGCTGCAACAACTTCCGCTAATACTTCTGGCCTTGGTGTCAAATCTGGTCGAACTGCGTTTAACACGGGTGTTAGTAGTGGAGTAAGTGGCTCATCCGGAACTTCCAGTGCTAAATCAACCCCGACTTTAATTGAACAAGTGGCGCAAGAAAATTTTATTAAGAATCTAGCTCCCGGTGCTTTTGATCCGGGCAGATTTAGACGGGCCGACGAAGGTGGAGTGACTATTAATGTCAATGCTCCGTCCATTGTTGATCGAGAAGGATTTACAAGAGCCTTGATCGATGCAATGAACGAATCTAAAGCGCGCCTTGGTGGTGGGGGAGCTGCCCTAGCTCTATGACTGCTTATTCGCCCGAATATCGGGTCAAAGTGAACAATTCAACTGTCACAGGAGCAACTCTCGGCGGTTTAACCATTACCTCTGGTCGAACTGACATTTATTCTCAGCCAATAGCAGGATATTGCAATTTGACATTGATCGAAACAAACTTATCAGCCGTCGGTTACGACATAAACGATTCAGTCACAATTGAGGTTAAAAATACTTCGGGAAATTATGTTTATTTATTTGGCGGTTTTATTACCGATTTAAATGTTGTTGTTCAAAGCTCTGGTTCAACAGCTCTCAGTCAAAGAATCAATATAATAGCAGTCGGCGCTTTAGCTCGTTTATCGCGGACGATTTACACAGGCAATTTACCCCACGAATTTGATGGGGATCGCATTTTATATCTTTTAGGATTAGTTTTATTTGGATCTTGGAATGAAGTTCCGGGAGCAACGACTTGGGCGACCTATACGGCGACAACAACTTGGGCCGATGCTGAAAACAGTGGCGGCGGAGACATTGATACGCCAGGAGATTATGAATTACATTCTCAAACCGATTTAAATGACACCATTTACAATATTGCGGCCTTTACCGCCACAAGCGGATTAGGTTATTTATACGAGGACGCTCAAGGCCGCATTGGATATGCAGATTCGACTCATCGCAATACCTATTGGACTACAAATGGGTATGTAGAACTCGACGGCAATCAAGCCATAGGACCGGGATTACAAATATCCAAAAGGGCTGGCGATATTCGAAACAGTATAACCTTGACCTACGGATCAAATGGCGATTCCAATGTCACAGATTCCGATGCAGCTTCGATCGCTTTGTACGGGGAATTAGCCAATACCATAGACACTTCACTAAGACATTTAGAAGATGCGGAAAACCAAGCGGCTTTCTATTTAGATATTCGGGCATATCCTCAATATGAGATGAGGCAAATTACGTTCCCTATTACAAGTCCGGAAATGGATAATTCCGACCGGGACGCGCTACTAAATGTGTTTATGGGCTTGCCCATAAGCATCAATAATTTGCCCGTCAATATGGTCGATGGGGTATTTCAAGGTTTTATCGAAGGATGGACTTGGACGGCTAATTTAAATTCTTTGATTTTGACGCTCAACGTATCCCCGTTGGCTTATTCACTCCAAGCAATGCGCTGGAATGCGGTCGATGGGGCTGAGACTTGGAATACGATTAATGCATCTTTGGAATGGCTAGACGCTACAATTGTGGCTTAAAGGAGAAAAATGGCAACGACTACAAATTATGGCTGGGAGACGCCTGACGATACAGATCTCGTCAAGGATGGAGCTGCTGCCATTCGGACTCTTGGATCATCGATTGATACAACGACCAAGAATCTAAATCCAGAAACCACTTTAGGCGATATTTCATATCGATCCGCGACGTCTAACGTCAATACTAGATTGCCTATTGGTTCAAATGGACAATATTTAACTATTTCTGGTGGAGTTCCCGCTTGGGGTAGTGCCGCTGGACAAACGTTTTCCGGTTGTTTAATTTATCCCTCAACAACTCGCAATAATTATTTATCGGCAAATACAACAACAACCATCACTTTTGATTCAGAATTATTTGATACTGACGGGTTTCACAGCACCTCAACAAATACTAACCGCATTACTGTTCCATCTGGAAAAGCTGGTTACTATGCCGTCTCCGGTTGCGTTATGACGACAACAAATACAGACGCCAATAGTCTTGGAATATACAAAAACGGAACAAGATTTTTTAGTCACGATTACACCGGCAACGGCGGCAACGAAGCTGTTTTTGTCAATGGAATGTTAAATCTTTCCGTTGGGGATTATGTTGATTTGCGTTTTTATTCGGGATCGAACGCTAAAACTTTATATGGAAATAGTGACACCGGCGATTACACTGTTAATTTATTCGTTCAATATCTAGGAGCGTAATATGTCCACTCTCGAAATTATTTTAGAAACTTATCCAGAATTGACCGATGCTGATTTTCATTGCACATTCGGCAAAATTGGATTATTTGATGATGGTGACGGTGTTCAATATATTGGTAAATGGAATTATTCCAAGCCAATTCCCGAAGGTCTTAAACTCGGTAAGTAATGGCTAAGCTTTGTAAAGCAGGGCAACAACTTCGGGAGCAAATTGACGATGATTATCCTGATCGCAATCGTAAGTCTGATGGTTGGGTGGCTGATGCTCGTCACGTTGCTAAAGGCAATTCTGACCACATTCCAAGAAACGGAATCGTTAGAGCTCTAGATATAGACGCTAACCTCAATGCGCATCCTGAGGAAACTTATGCGTTGGTTGAGAAAATTCGCAAGTGTGCTAAACGCGGAGATAAGCGCATCAAATACATTATCTATGACGGAAAAATTATGAGCCCCATATTGGGATGGAAGCGTCGCAAATATAAAGGCGCTAATCCTCATCGCTCGCATTTTCATATTAGCTTTACAACTTTGGGAGACAATGACGGCAAATGGTTTGACCTAGAAGGAGACAGAAATGAGCGACTTAAAGAAGATGGCGGAAAGTTGGGCCAAGACCTTCATCGCGACAGCACTAGCGACTTATCTAGCAGTCGGGTTCGATGTCGATGCAATTGTAAATGCGGCTCTAGTATCAGTCTTGCCTAGCATTATTAACTGGCTTAACCCTAACTACGAACGCTACGGGCGAGTCCGGTAATGGATGCCAATACCATCGCTGGATTCGTAGCTTCAGTTCTCGGATCAATCGCCCTGCTCATCGCTGGGCTTCGTTACATAATCAAATTAGAAAATATCCCCATTGTGTCGCGCCTTGATAAAATGGAGTCTCAGTTAGAATTAGCCCTATCGAAGAAGGTGGGGGCTAGTGGCAACAAGAAAGCGCGTTAAGAAGCCGGTCAAGAAAACGGCTAAATCTCGCCGAACAGTTAAAGAGCTGCCCACAAAGCTAGATTTCTGGGCAATTGCCTGCAAAGAGATTTATGAGACTTGTCGCCGTAATGGAATGGATGAAGGAACGGCTCTAGCTTTTGCTATGGATAGAAGCTCTTGGCCCGACTGGGTAATCGACCCACAAGATCCGATTAGAAAAATCGGGTGGGAAGATGGCGAGGAAGACGTCTAATTTACCTGCGAGAGGTCGAGCTATTCGAGGCTCTCAAGTCGGTTTATCCGGACTTGACGCCTTTATCGGCGACCGACCGAGCCGATGGTATCACTCACGACGCCTATATTGAGATGAAGTGCCGACGCACTCATTACCCGACTCTTTTGATTGAGAAGAAGAAGTGGGATTACTTGGCCGAAATAAGGGCTAGAACGGGCGCTAGGACGCTTTATATCAATTCAACCCCTCACGGCATCTACCAGTTCGATTTAGGGGCTATAAACGAGCCTGAGTGGCAATTAAAGGCCCTTCCAGATAAGACTGACTTTGCCAATAGCGGCAAGGTTGAGAAGCTGTGTGGCTTCCTAGATATACGACACTCCGAAATGCTACTTGTATAAATCCATTTAATTAATTAGATTTATCCCGTAAATCCATTTAAGGGTTACAGAACGGGAGAATAAGTGATAAATAATCCAGCAGTAATTCGATTTGATGCTACTTCGGGCGCTTGGTCTGATGGTAAAAATTACGTCAAAGGCCAAATTATCCGCAGATATGCAATTGAATCGCTAGGTAGAAAATCAGTAAGAGGCCGGTTAAGTCGCGAGGAAATCTCGGCTTATTGGCTAGATCGATTTGGGGTGAACGCTGATGTCCAATGAAGGAATTTTCTTTTGGAGTTATTGCGCAACCCTATGGATTGCATATCGAGTTTATGTCGGTGTAAAGGCCAAGGCCTTCAATGAAGGCTTCAAACTAGGACGGAGTAGCGTCAATGTCAGAGAGATCGTTAAGTGACTGGCTCTCGGATGCTGGTAACACCCTCGAAGAC